GAGGTAATTTCAGCGAGATCCCTGGTGCGCTAGGTGTTGGTTTAAACGATCCTAGAGCTGGTCAGGCTAATCAGGCTGCGCGTAGGTATGCGCAAACCGGTAACCTTACCGGGGCTTGGTTAGAGTACCAATATGGCTGGCGTCCACTTGTGAATGATGTTTTTGAAGCAAGTAAGGCGTTAGCGTTTGAAAACGTGCAACCCCAGCGCAAGTCGTACCGCGCTCGGAAACACTACGTTCATCGCTACGATAACCCCAATGCCGAGTTTTACTATTGGCAGCAGGTTAAAGCAGTCACTACAAAACAGATAATCGCTCGGTTTACCGAGGATCCTCTGACCACTGCTGAACGCTTAGGATTGACAAATCCGGCGTTGATCGCGTGGGAGCTTGTCCCATATAGTTTCGTTATCGATTGGTTCGCACCAATCGGAAACTATCTTGAGACTCGCTCGCTAGCTTCGTCCCTTGTTGGAGGCAATTTTGTTGTCTCTACTAAGATCGAAAGCTGGTTTAGTGGCCTTACTGGTGGTTCTGTTAATATCACCGGTGGGGACAGTATGTCTTTTCATGAAGTTCGCTTCAGGAGAGAGATACAGGGTGCTCTAGCCGTACCACCTCCGCAACTGGACCTTTCCGGTACAGTCACGTGGAGGCGCGCTGCTAGTGCGTTAGCTCTACTCAATAATTTTAACCTAAAGTTTTAGTTAAAATTCCCGTAGCCACCTTCACGGATGCGTGAAGACTACATTTTACCACGCCTGGAACGACGGAATGTCGGCCAGGAGGACTTGTATATAACAGGAGACTTTTATGTCTAGTATTGCAAACTTAGTAGCTTTTGATGGCGCTGCCACCCCCGTATCACATACCTTCACGGCTTTGTCAGTAAATCGACAAGGGACCCGTGTTTCGGCATATTATAGGGAAGCTCTAGCGAGCGTACCCGTGTATGCCCAACCTCGCGTGACCGTCTACTCAGACGATCGTTCGAAGAACGGTGTATATAGAGGTGGTGTTTTAACAGAGGTTCCAGTAATGGAAACAGTGACTAATCAGAACGCAGCAGGTTATACTGCTGCACCAAAAGTCGCACACGTTGTATCTGTGCGTACTGAGCTTCTGGCTCATGAACGTTCTGACATTACAATCCGTCGTCTGACACGTCAACTTCACGTCAATATTCTTGACGGTAACGTTGCCACCCGTGCTGCAGTAACAACTGGGCCGGTGCCAGAACTCTTTGACCAACTAGTCGTACCTACCTAATTTCTAGGTCGGCGACTCCACACACTTTCCAATAAAGGAGGTTATATGAAGTTTACTTCGTGGGATCAAGGATGGGATTATAATGAATCACTACAGTTCCTCATCACGCTATCTGAAACGGTCGCTCCGGAAGATATCCGGAAGAGGCACCCTGATTTTCCTTGGGGTGCTCTTGATCGTATCGTGGACTACCATTTCTCTTACGAGGGAATGGCGGTCAGTGACGCGATCGCATTGCGACAGTACCATGCCCTCTTCCGAAAATTCGAACCCTTAAAACTAGGGATCTCGAAAGAAGGGCGGGCGTGGGACACGTTTCTACGATCCGAATCAGCTTGTAAAACAACTAACGAGTCTTTCAGACAGTGGTCTCAGGGGCGTTTTTGCTTCGCCTCTGACGTTAGCCGCGTACTTCATGCGGCCCAACGTAAAATAGCCACTATCCTTGGACCGGTTCCCTCTTTATCAGAGGTTAAGCTGCATTTCGGACCAGGAGCTACGACGATTGTTCGAAAACAATCTGCCAGTGCTACTAATAAAATCACTAATAGCCTGGCGTGTAGCGCACCACTTGTGCCCTTCGTTTCTGAAGTGTTGCACGAGTTGCCTTATCTTTGCCCTTTCGAGGGCGAAGAGGGTCTAGCTACCATTGAAATACATAATGGTCGGCTAGAGTTCGTTCCGAAGGACGCCAAGACTTACCGAGCTATCGTGGTAGAACCCCCATTAAATGGGATCTGCCAGCTCGGGATCGGCGAGTATATTGCCGATTGTCTTCGTCGTCATGGTATTGACATCACCGATCAGCAGCCGAATCAACTGGCTGCCATGAGTGGGTCATTAACCGGGGATTTAGCAACCCTGGACCTAAGTAGTGCTTCCGATACTGTGTCGCTGGAACTTGTTAAGTTTCTTCTGCCAGTAGAGTGGTTCTCCTTTCTTAGTCGTTATCGCTCGAGCGTGCTCGAGTATGATGATGGAAAGACTGAGCACATCCTCCGATTAGAAAAGTTCTCCTCGATGGGAAATGGTTTTACCTTCCCCTTGGAAACACTTATCTTCTTCGCACTTACACGCGCCGCCTGTGAAGACGGCTTCGTGCGTGCATACGGAGATGACATTATATGCCCGAGTAAGTACTCGGGCCTTGTCATTGACGTGCTTACCGCGTGCGGCTTTACCGTTAATCGTGAAAAGTCGTATGTAGCTGGGCCCGTCCGCGAAAGCTGCGGGGCTGACTACTTAAGAGGAATAAACATACGTCCTCTCTACGTTAAGGACCTAATCACCTGTGCTGATCTTTTTGTGATGCACAACTTTTTCAAGAGGTCCGGTCGCGAAGATATTTGCGATCTTATTCTTGAATTCGTAGACCCCAGCATCCGTTTGTACGGACCTGACGGTTACGGTGACGGCCACCTTATCGGCGATTGGACTGGCAAACCTTATAATCGGCACCGCGGCTGGCAAGGGTATCTGTTTGATACCTTTGCTAACAAGCCACGGTTAGACGTTAAGATTCGTCCTGGAGACAGGATGCTGCCAGTCTACTCTATCTACGCTCGGTATCCTTTAACTTTCGAGGAGCCGGTGCCTAGTAGAGTTTGGCGTGCGGGGGTACTCTCCCGCATGTATGCGCACTTCTTTTCGCGCATAGAATCACCAGAAGGCCTTCCTTTATGGAAAGGTAATCCTCGGTGCTCCCTCCCTGGGTCACTCCCGGGGTATAGACGTATA